CTTCTATGGGTGATTTACGCGGTTAAAAAGTGCTCGGTGCGGTGGATCATGACCAACGTGCGTTCTGATGCCAGAAACCCGCCAACCACGATCAAATCGACATTGGATGAAGCCGCAACAGTCATTGCACCGGTAGCCCCGGCAATGTCCAGTGTTGCCCCAAGTTCACGTGCATTTGGGTCATACACCGAATAGATTGCGTCAGGCGCATAATACGCCTCGATCAAAGTTGTGCTGTCAGTTCCGGCCTTGGTCTGCCGTACTGCACCCACCAGCGCCGCGTCATTTGTTGCCGCGAGATCAAACTCGCCCACTTCCAGATTGACCAAATCGCCCTTGGTCAAAGTTTCGGTATCTTTGAAATACCGCTCAACGATCAAATCGGGTCCGCCGCCAAGGCGTCCCATGTACTGAAATCCTGCCGACGTGTCTACGACTGGCATTATGTTCGCTCCCGTCTAAATTCGGTTATTCCTTCTTGGGTAGCTTGGATTTCGCTTTCGCATAATCCTCGGCAGACATCCCCATACGTTTCGCGACGTCTAATTCATCAGCCGTCAATTTGGGGGTGCTCCCGTTATTACCGCCACCACCTCCAACCCCTGCCCCCGCGTCATAATTGGGTGCAGGTTGCTTGCTCAACAACGTCATGTTGGTGGTCAGCCAACGCTTCAGTTTTTCCGGTGGATAATCCGTGGGGATAATCGAGCGCATCTGTTCAGGGATGCTCTTAATAATCGCCTCGTTATCTTCCCGAATAACCGCCTCTAACTCTGAAGTCCGTTGTGCAAACGGCTTGAGTGATTCCACTTCCGCCGCTCGCTGCTGTGCCAATGTTTCAAAGTCGCCTTGCTTGGCGAGGCGCTCTTGCTGTGCTTGTTCGATTGCGGTCAAGCGTTGATTGGCTCCTGTGTATTGAGCCTTCAGACTTTTAACCTCATCGTCGCGTTCTTTGATGCGCTTTTCACGCGCCTCTGCAAGTTTCTGCCACCCTTCAAGCGTGGTCGGCAGATTGGCATCACCTTGACTCTGTTGTTGCTGCTGATCGCCAGCGTCACCTTCCGCGTACCACGTCCGCTTTTGCGCCAGATTGATGGTCGTTGCGCCGTTTCGTCGTGCTAATCGGATTGTGTGTGTCTTCGGCATCTCGCCTGCTCCTGTGGCATCTCGCCATCGTGTCTTGTGTTGGGCGCACCGCCGACAGCCTGTTACAGCCCTTCTAAGTGCGCGTGTTCATGTTTTCCCAAGTATTTCCCAACCCTCCCCCACCTAACGCGCAAATGTGCATTGGTTCTGATAACGCGCCTTCTGTGCGCTAAACAATCGCGCCACACGCATGATCGTCATAACAATTGTTGTCTATGGAGGAATTTCTCATGGCTGATATTTCACAAACCGCCGCCAGTGTCACGTGGGTGTCTGGTGTGCGCGAAATTGTTGGCAAAGGTGGCGGCACTGGAACCCCCGGCCAATCGGTTTATCTCGACACCACCACCAACACCTATAAGTTGGCAGATGCAGACACCGATATTGAATCCGTCGTAGCAGGCATTTTGCTTGATAACATGGTCAGCGGTCGCCCGTGTTTGATTGCCCCACCCGGTGCGGTCATCAACTGGGGCGCAACCCTCACCGCGGGGACCATCTACGTCCAATCAACCACACCCGGTGGCGTCGCACCGTGGGCAGACCTTGCAGCCGGTGACTACGTTAATGTGTTGTGCATCGGTGCAGGCACGGGCAACGCGGAAGTCATCGGCAAACGTGGAACCGCTGTTCACGCCTAATGGTTGCCAATCGCCCTCAACGTCAGGGCACCGTTCAGGATTTAATCAATGGGCTGCTAGATCGCGGATACAACGACGCGGTGCAGCCCACCTTAAACGCGGTTGCTCGCTCCACTAATTCCGGTATCATCAGCCAACGCCTCAACGAATTGGATAAGGAAGTGCAGCGCTTGATGGACGCCGGTGAAAAACTGACGCCCGATAATGCCGTGCTGCGTGCCTTGCTCGCGGATCTTGAAGACAAAATGACCGTCAATGGTCGTGTGGTGGATGGTGCATCCGAGGCTGTACAGCAAACCGGCATAGACGCCGCTGCCCGTATTCAACGCCAATTGGCACTTCCCGGCATGACCGATGCACAGCTCGCCCGCATTGGCATCACGTGGAATAAGCCCGACCCTGAAGCCGTCGCCCGACTCATTCAATACTCCCAATCGGACGCGTGGGCGGCACAACTCACCAAATACGGCGCGGACATTGTAGGCATGGTCAACAATCAGGCCATTCGTGGCATCGCCTCCGGATGGTCACCGCTGCGCACCGCTTCCCAAATCCGCAACATGACCGAAAACCTCCCCGGTTATCAGGCCAATAATTTACTGCGTACCCTTCAGCTCACCAGCTATCGCGACGCCACCGCCGCCAATCAAAACGCCAACGTCGATATTATTGACGAGGTGATTCGCATCGCCGCCCTTGATGATCGCACCTGTCTTTCCTGCATCGCCTTGCACGGCACGGTGATATGGTCAGGCCAGCGCAATGAAGGCGATCCGGTTCCCCGCGTCGATGATCATCACTCTGGCCGGTGCACCTGTGTTGTGCAGGTCAAAGGCCGCACCCTCAACATTCAATCCGGCAAAGAATGGTTTGATTCGCTGCCCCCCGATCGGCAACAACAGCAAGCCGCCTTCGCCGCATCCCCTGCCAAGTATGAAGCCTTCACCGCTGGCAAGGTCACGTTGGTGGATTTCGTCCATAAGTACAACGATCCGGTCTTTGGTGATATGCTCCGTGAAGCCTCCCTAACCGACGCCCTCAAAGGCAAATAAGCCAGCGCTGCATATTTTTTGGCATAATTGCCACACGTTTTGCCCCCATTTGAGGGAGAAATAAAAACCCCCGATTTCTCAGGGGTTTCTATTGCGGTTTTTCCATCAGCTATAGGGGAGTGCGCCCCAAATAATTTCTAATCGTTATTTTTCGGCTGATCTAAGGCCATCGACCGCAGACCTAATATATGTTGGTCGTAGAGGATTTGCACCTCTGGGTGAGGTTCTATTTCGAGTGAATTGCCCACACTCGCACCCGCCGCCTCCCTATGCCGACCAATGTGCCACCATCTTACCCTCGCCGATAAAATGCTATCGCACAGAACACATGTGAGTAATTTGATATTCTTGAACTCGATTGTAAATTGTTTCGACATCTTCATAAGCTTCAACAAAATCGCCTGTATCAAGCGCTATGAGCGATTTGGCACGACTTCCGGGCTTGCATTCTTTCACAGTAACAATACGCGCCACCATCACAAACCCTGATTTACCAGTAATTGCATCAGTGTACTTTATCATGGTTTATCCCTATAGAAAGACAATTATCAGAACCTAATTCGTTGGAATGTTGAAATTATCAAATCCGTTGAGCTGCCCCACCGAACTCATGAGCTTGTTGCCCACATCCTTCGACTTCTCTTGCATCATCTTCTCAATGTCATCTTCGCTGTAGCTGGCAAGGCTGCTTTGCCCCAATGCACGCAGCGCCGCCCGTTCGTATCCCGCATCATTCAGCAGCTTGAACAGCGCCAGCACATCCGCATCGTTGCGCATTTCTGCCGACTTCCACCGCGTATCCAGCTTATCAATCGCCGGTGCCGCCGCATCCCCGAAAAGCGTTTGCTGCATATTCGCCAGAAAGATCGCATCTTCCCACGCGTTGCCGATCTGCACCTGTGCGCGATTCAATTTCCCCAACATGCCGATCTCGCGCTGTTTCAAAGCCTCGCCCGATGAACTATCGCCGCCCATCTGCCCCGGCAGTGGAGTCGAACTAATCACCCCGATCTGGTTTATGATCAGCTCTATCCCCGCGATAATTTGGGATAAGTCGCCGCCCTGAATCCGCTCCAGCTTCGCGCTGCCCAGTATCGCCGCTTGCGCCTGTGCCTCTTCCACGTTTTGCGGCAAGATGATCGCGCCTGTACTGTCGACGATGTTCTTGAAGATCGTCATGCCCGGTGTCACCGCTTTGGGCATATTCACACCCACCGCGAAGAACACGCTGAAGGCTGTTAAGCGTCCGGCCATCACCAGATCAACCAACGCGCTGTTAAGGCTGTCTTGCATCGGCATGATGTTCGTCAGTTCGGAAACACCGCCTCGGTTATAAAACGCGGTCACCGGAACGCCCGGCGTCTTGCCCATGCGGATGGTTTCTTCTGGCGCGTCCATCGCCACCAAGGTGATGCCATCCGTGGAATAATATTTATCCGTCAGGTTCGGATAATAGATATTCACGCGCTTGTACAGGCTGGTATTCGCCTCACCTTCCAAACGCTCTTCCACCGTTTGTGGCACGTCGTACCAGATCTTCACCGCCGCCGCGATCATTGACGCGCTGCCCCGTTCATACACGACAATCATGCCCGTGTCGCCGTCATACGCCAGTTCTTGCGCCAGCACTTCACGCTTGCTCACGTCGTCATATTGGCTCATCACGAATGTCATGCCGTCGCGTAGATACGCCACCGCGATGTCACTCTGCAAACCATCG